TAAGAGACCAACATAATACCATAAGGAGATAATATGTTATCAGATATATTTGACATAATTAAAAAGGTAGTACCAGACCAAGGTCAAGCCGATAAATTAAAAGCAGATATTCAATTATCTTATGATAAAGCATTAACTTCTGGTATAGAAGCTAATAAAGCTATAGTACTTGCTGAGATTCAATCAGATTCATGGTTACAAAGATCATGGAGACCTATAGCAGCATTAATAGTATTTATAGCAATCTTTGTTAGATTCCCTTTATATCATTTATCTAAGCTTATAGTAGCTTATTATGATTTAAATATATATCTACCAGAACTAGCAGATTTACCATCAGATTTCTATCTTATGGCAACAGCTTTTATATCAATATACACACATGGACGCTCTATTGAGAAGCGTATGAGGAAATAATATGAGCAAACAAAAACTATTATTAGGAATATCAGGTAAGATGGCAGTAGGTAAGAGTACAATCTCACATATGCTTAAAGCAGCATTTGGTGACACTATGAAAGTCGAGATTATGTCATTATCAAAACCATTATATCAATTACAGAATTTAATATATAAAGACCTTGGACTTAGAGTTGAAGGTGATAAAGATAGAGACTTACTGATAACTCTAGGGTTATGGGGTAGGCATAAATCTCCAGATTTTTGGTTAAATCAAATGGCAAAAATGATTACTGAGTCAGATGCAGACGTTATTATCTGTGATGATGTAAGATTTGAAAATGAAGCTGATTTCTTTGATAGACTAGGGTTCTTAGTTAGAATCGAAGGTGAACAACGAGGAGCTAATGTAGACCACAGTAGAGCTACAGATAGTACAGAGTGTGCACTAGATGATTATAACTTTAAACACAAAGTAAGTAACCTATTAGCACCAGATGAAATGTGTAAACAAATTGGCATCATGATGGGTGGTTCAAATGAAGAGAAGTGAAATGATTAGACAAATAGGTAGGGAGCTTAGAGCACAATCTTCTGGTAATACGGATATTGATCCAGATCAACTACTGAGTTTTATAGAAGCTGCAGGAATGTTACCACCTCCAAGTAAACCTATGGATTTTACTAAACTAGGTGGTACTAATGTTTTCAATTGGGAGCCAGAGGATGAGCAAGAAGCAGTGTAGTAAATGTAAAGAAACAAAAGATTTAGCTGATTTTAATAAAAGGTCAGCTAGTAAAGATGGTCATACGTCTAGATGTGGTGATTGTATTCGTACAAAGAACATGCAGACTAGAGCTAAGAGACCAGAAGATACCAGAGGATATAACCTTAAACAAAGATTTGATATGAGTATTGATGAGTACAATCACATTTTCCTTAAACAAAAAGGTAGATGTGCTATATGTAAAAATGCAGAGACTCAGTTAGATCAAAAAGGTAATGTGAAGTGGTTGAGCGTTGATCATAACCATGCCACAAGTGAAGTTAGAGGTTTATTATGTAGCGGTTGTAATACTGGTATAGGTAAACTTGGAGACAGTATAGAGGTACTATCCAGTGCCATTAAATATTTAAATGAAAGAGGTAGTTATGGAAAATGATGATGATAGGTTACTAGGAGATTTAAAAACTAGGGAATTAGAACTGGAAGCTATAGTACATGCCATGTATGAGGTTTTTCAAAAATCTCAGGAATTAGGTGGAGGTATATTAGGTTCATTAACTCATAGATATGGCATAGACTCATTAATGATGGCTCTATATAATAAAGCTGAGGTATCTAGTAATATAACTGAATTAGTTAAATTAGAGGTAGAATATGAAGAATAAGAAACCAACACTAATAGTTGATGGAGATATCCTTAATTTTACAATAGGTAGAGCCACAGAAGATTACTCAGATTTTGGTGATCAAACATGTAGCTCATTTAGTGAAGAAGATATTATTAAATTACTTGATGAAGGTATTAATAGTATTGCAGAGAAATGTGGTTACGATAGAGAGAATATTATATATTCTATTTCATGTGAAAAGAACTATCGTAAAAGATTCTTCCCTACTTATAAATCAAATAGAAAAGAAGTAGTAAAGCCATTAGGTTTAAAATTCTTGAGACAACATCTTATTGATAATTCTGAGAAATATAACCTATTTATGATTGAAGAATTAGAGGCTGATGATTGTATGGGAATAGCAGGTACATCAGGTGATGATAATATCTCAATATATTCACAGGATAAAGACTTAAGAACTATTCCTGTTAGGCAATGGGACTTTAAGAAAGAAAAGTTTTGGACTCCAACTTATGACCAAGCAATGAAATGGTTGTATACTCAGGTACTAACAGGAGACACTGTAGATGGTTATAAAGGTTGTCCCCGTATAGGTAAGGTTAAAGCTGAGAAGGCTTTATCTGAGTGTCAAAATGATCTTGAATTACTTGAACAAGTATTTGTTAGGTATTACATGTATTATGATAAAGATATAGAATTAGCTAAGGAGAAATCTTTAGAACAATTTGGTCAGGCAAGAATATTACACCAGACAGATTTAATTGAACTTAAACAGTTTAATAGAACTTTTAATCCTTATGAGATACTAAATGTTGATAATGAAATGTTAACTAAGTGGTCTGAGGATTATACAGAGGCTTTAGCTAAGGCTAAGAAGAAGCCAAAGAAGAAGGTTAAAGATGTGTGAAACAGATAAAGACTATGAAAGCCTTAAGTGTAAGTACTGTGGTAGAGAACCTATGTGGCATGATCATAATGAATGTATGGCTATACAAGAGAGAGATATTTCTATTGCGGAGGATGAAGATGCCGTTTAAATGTAAAAAGTGTAAAGAAGAAGTCATGATATTAGCTTATCTATCTGAATATGGTTGTAGAAAATATCACACCAAAGACAGTGGTGAGTACTGTGAGAAATGTTTTGACATTAAATTCAAGGAAAAAATAGATGACAAAGACAAGCAAGAGTGAACGTAAGTATGGTAAGAAAGAGCCTACTGATGAAGTAAAGACTACAAGAAGACGTAGTAATACACCTGAAAAAGTTGATGAAGATATGTATAAAATCTTAGTTGATAATTCAGGCTTTACTAAAGCAATGAACTATGAAGACTGTCAAAAGTTAATTAGAAAATATGAATCAAATGCTAAACGATTAAACAGGAGGAATCCTAGTCTAGTTTTAGTAAAACAATAGGGAGGTTATTATGGGTGGAAAATCAAGTCCAGTAGCACAGATAGTTAAAGCTGTTAAAGATGTTGGAGATACAGGTGCAAAGATTGTAGGTGATGGAGTTAAAGTAGCTACAGACGTCATTAATAGTGGTGTATCTACAGGTAAAAAAGCAATTGAAGATACTTCTAGACAAGTAGGTAGATTAGATAAAATTATCCTATCACCAACTAATGCTAAAGAAGAAGCAGGAAAAGATGCAGCTAAAAGAGATGCAGAGCAAAGAGCTGCAGCAGTAAGAGACCAAGAACAAGCGTCTTCTGATCTAAGAAAGCAAAATGCTTCTAATGCTGATGCAACTAGAGGATCAAGTATCATTCTAGGACGTAGTAAAAAGAAAGGAAAGAAAGGTGGTTCTGTATCTTCTGGCATGGGATTGTCAAAAGGTAAGACAGGGTTACAAACATAAATGAGTGAGAATAAAATGAGTGCTAAGAAGCGTTATGATAAACTTGCAGCAATGCGTAAGAATTATCTAACGAGAGCAGAGAATGCAGCAGCACTTACTATACCTCAGTTATACACCGGAACGTACGATGGTAGTAACGAGGGGAACTCTTATGGGAATCCCTATCAGTCACTAGGTGCACGAGGTGTTAACAACCTAGCAAACAAGATTATCTTAACTTTATTCCCGCCTGCCACAGCATTCTTTAAGATGGGTATTAATCCGCTTACATTAAAGAAAATGGGTAAAGGTGAAGGTCAAGTAAATCAAGCTTTGCAAGTATTAGAAAAGAGTATTGTAAATGAAATGGAAATATCACAATTAAGGTCTACACTAGTAGATTCTATTAAGCAATGTATTGTTGGTGGTTCAGTAATTTTACATATACCAGAATCAGATGATCCTAAAGTTTTTAGTTTAGATAGCTTTGGTA